TAGCATCCCGAAGCCGTCCCAGCCCTCAAACGTCATCACCTTCAAGCCCCGCGCCAAGGCACCCAAGAAACGCACAATGAAAGAAGACCTGATCGCAATACTGGAATGCAAATCAGACGGCTTTGGAGGATTCGAATATGCCGACATCGACTGAACTCACGGATGCCCAACGTCAGCGTCAAATGAAAGCCAAGGCGGATCAGTTGGAGATCGATATCCGCGATCTTCGTGACACCCTGCGCTACACGACATGCAAGCGCGAGCGGAAGCAAATCCTCAGGGATATCGATTTCACGGAAGGCCTGCTTTGCGACATGTGCTGCTGAACATAAACCCCGGGGCCAGCTTCGGGGTTTATTTTTGACCGGCGGAAACCCACGCCCTCCAAACTCCAGCATACTGACGTCTACACAGAGACACGCTCATGAAGACGTCCATCACCATCCTCCTGACCACCCTGCTCCTGAGCGGATTCTCTTCGCCAGACAACGCTGCACACGTCCCCTATGTCGCGATGTCGCCCTTGGGAGAATGGGCTGCCACGTGCGTCTCTCCGTGCCGTCTTCCCGAAGAGTACCAGGGTGGCGGTGAGATCGATTTCTTTCTGGCAGCAGCACTCATTCTAGAAGACCAAGGAAAATCGCTCATCGTCGACACTCCTGTCTGTGCATCCGCCTGCACCATGCTCGTCGACGAACTCGATTTTAGGGGCGTCCCTGTCTGTGTCAGTCAGAAGACACGCATGGGATATCACCTGACGTCTATCACCAAAGTTGAAGACGGAACACACGTGCGCTTTGAAGCATATGAGTACCGAAACCGCGTCCTCGAATATCACTTTTTAAAACTCGGTGGTCTTCCGAAGGACGGCAGTTTCGAGTGGATTTCAGCGCCGTTTGGGATGGGGTTTCTGCCGTTTTGTCATCCAGAGCCATAGTTCGTGCTAACAGGTCTTATGTTTTGTCAGCCCCACTCTGATCCTTCTGGCTCTTCCGAGCGTTCACCTCTTCGACAGATTGCATGAAATCTGCCACCTGATCGGCACTCAGTTCATCGAGTTTTTTCCTCTTTTCCTGCATGCGCTTGATTGTCGAAGTGAAGCTCGTCAACGGATCGTAGCTCTCAGATCGTTTGATGCCTGGAATGTCGTATTCCTTGCTGATAGCGCCGATCAGGTCGAGGGCTTTGATTCCAATTTCAGAGATGGCCTTGTATCGATAATTGAAATAGTAATCGCCCGTCGGCTCGCCCTGTAAATCCGCGATCTCGTCAAGAGATATTTTTATGTCACTCAGGATATTCGGAAGCGAAAGAGCATCATACATCAGCTCCGTTTTTAAAGACCGCCAGTCGACATCTGTGGGATATTCGATGACCGGGAGTTGAGCGGATGGGTACTCTTCGCCAGTGGCTGAATCCACGTGCGGCATTTCATTGATGACGTTGTGACATCCGTTCACAAAGCCATCCAGAACGCACACGACACGGATGGCGACATATTGAGCGTCGCGCTTGCGTTTACGGGCCTCAAAGATCGTTTCCTTGATGCCGCCAGACAACGTCCCGATTAGCGTGCCACCCGATCCGAGTGCTGCGCCAAGCACGATCTTCCCGATATCGGTACCTAAGAATTCCCACATGCGACCTCACCCCTTCTCAACGTCGGCAGGATCGCTCACGACTCCATTCAGCCGATCCCTTGCCCTCTGTCTGTAATGCGACCTCATCCCGCCAACTTGATCATGCCAACCGCGTTCGGCACCAGGAGGTGGAGGGAAATCAATTTCGTACAGGAGCAGCGCAACCTCTTCGACGGCGGTCGCTTCTGGCTCGACGAATTCCTGGGTCGGCTCAATGGGGCGGATATCCGTGTCGTTCTTCACGCGATCAGACAGCTTGACGATCCAGCCATTAATCTCGCGTCGAACGACAGGAACGAACAAATACAGCCCTCCCAAAATGATTGCCCAGCCTACCAGATTATCCATCACGTATCCCCAATTCGAGTCTCGCAGGTAGCTCTAGAGGAGCCCACCGTGATTAGCGACCCGCAATCGTGCCGGCGAAATGTTGGAGGCATTGGGTCGTGGCATACTGATCTCCTGAACAGGGAGAGTAATTATGACGGAAAAAGTATATTCACAGGAACAACTACAAGGTTGGATCGACGGCTTTAGATCATGCGCTGACACGGCGGCGAGTTACAAAGTCATTTTTGGAGTCCCAGAAGTCGATGAGTCCGCCGAACGCTGGATGCGCCATCTCTCGGATTTCCTCCGCGGTCAAGCGGATGTCATCGAAACGAACATAAACAAAGCCCCGAGTGTTCCATATGTCCACCCTGTTCTTGAAGCTCAGGAAAACCTGCGCATTCTATCAGGTGGCGCACCTTCAGAGCGTGCGTATCACTCCGATCCGTGGCAAGCGAAAATGGATCGTGTGCCGCCAATCATGGATGCGAAGCCTCGCATCACCGCAGCCGCTACAGTAGCAGCCTACGATGTCCTCAACCGATACATTGTCCCAGCGCACTATCAAACGGCCTCACCGGAAGAGCAGCGCCGCATACAGATGTCCGTTCTCCGCCAGGCGCTGATCGCGGCTAAGCTGGCTGATTGGGGATCGGCCAAAGGTGATATCAATGAGCATCTATAAAATACCGCATGAAGTCCAATTAAGGGCAATAAAGGAAAAGCGTGAGGAGGCTGATCGGTTGCGCCGTCAAGCCGATCATATCGATGCCGAGCTACAGGAACTCCTTCATATTTTGAAGAGCATACAGTCGGATATCCGTACGGATCGCCAGAGAGCAAGACCCCTTCCGCATTGGGCGAGCAATATGAGATAAGCGCCATCCGAGCCTACCCATAGAAGCCCCTGGATTAACGTTCGGGGGCTTCATGCATTTCGTGCCGGCGAAATCTTGTTGGGTGCGTGGGGGTGTATGATGATCTCCTAATAACGGGAGAGAAGACTATGGGTGTAGATGTAGAAATTAGAGTACAATGTGTTGAAGGGTATCAGCCACCAAGCGACTTCAGCGATGCACTTTCGGGTGAATGGTCTGAATATGACAGCTTGGAAAGATATGACGATGAGCGACCGTGGACACACGAGTTCTCTTCTCTTCAGCGATACTATGACAAGGACTATCAACGTGGCCCCTGGCCTGTTATTTCGGCAGCACTCCTAACTCTATTACGTGATCCAAACATCTTGGCGGTTGGATATGGAGGGGATAGCTCGGAAACCGTTCCTGTGATTGATATGGAACGGTTGCAGGAAATATCTCGCCATTATTACGAGAATCATCGGGGTAACGAAGACTGCATCGTACTCGGCAAGGTGAGCAGGTCGATCTATCTGGAAGGGGATGGAGTGCCACCAGTGGTAGACCCTGTTCCATGGGGCGCAGCGGCGATCCTTCAACTCGACAGGCTACGTGAATACCAAGATGCGGTAACCAATAGCCTTCGTGTTCAAAAGGAAGAACTGGAGCCTTCCTGATGGCATTCTCCCTATGGACAACGGCCGCCAGCGCCAAGGAACAGGGCTGCACACATCACGCCTGGAGCTACGGCATCATACCTGGCTATTTCGGTATGGATGATAATCAGTGGGTACCGAAGACCGATCTTCTCGAGCCACTGAGCTATGTTCTCGAATACGTCTGGAACCTCATGAGAGAGTTTCGGGATGAAGAACCAGACTTCTGTTTCGTTGTCGGCAAGAAGATAGTTTAGAAATTCGATTTAAAGCATATATTTCGCCGGCGGCGTGATATGTTGCAAGCATTCATAGTATTGTTACCTCTCAGGAGATGACAATACTATGAAGCCACGGAAAAAAAGACCTCCCAAGACTGTTGACGCACTCGATTATGGGACTTCCGAGACCCGTCGTCGTCTGTCTCCCGATCCCCTTTCGTCATCTACCATTGAGCCGCATCGCCTTCAGGCAGCGCTGGCAATACGTGCCGCTCTCGAGGACGGCCTTGGTGCGCCTGCGCTGGATATCGTGCGCATTGGCATGGGTGGCGGCGCTTCTGGCGGCGACCGAAGCTACATCCCGACAACACCCGTCAACATTGAAAACAGGCATCACCTCGGCCGCTGGCGTTTGGCCTGCCGAACCGCCGAAATCGAGCATCACATCATCGAGCTATTCGCGCTCGGCAATTCCTTCCGCCAGATCGCCGCTCAGGTCCACCTCCGCCGCACACGTGTCGCGCAGGTCGTCGACCAAGGTCTTGACCTCTACGCCGACCTCCGCGGCCTCCGTCGCCATCCAAAACAGATCGCGAGGATCGCGGTCTGGGAAGCTCCAGAGACCGCCAACAGCAACGATCCAGAGGCACCACATTTCCCCGTACCGGTGAAATCCAGGCTCAGGAATCGGGCAATCCGAAATGACTACCAAACAGGGAGAATATCATGAACATGAACATCGAGCCGACCATCGCCATCAACGCCATGGAAGCCACCACGGCATATGAAAACATGGCGAAGGAGCTGAATCCCCTCGTCAAGCGCTCAGCCGTAAAGCAGCGCCGACAGGATCGCGAGGCGGCCATAAAGGCTTACTACACGTATGACGTGGAGAACGCTGTTGAAAAAGACGTACACGAATTCGCGACCGTTCAGTCGGTCATCAAACGGCACCCAGACAAAGCCATGCGCCGAGCCTGCCTTCTGGCGAAGCGTGCCAACACACGCGAGTTGCTGGGCATCGATCTCGTCGCCGAGAACGCCCACCCGCACGGCAGCCGTGCCATGCGTCGAAAGGTCTCCCATGAAGCCCGTAAAGGCACCAAGCCATCGCCTGATGGTCACGGGTCAGTCCGACTGACAGCCATCGACCTGGTGGATCGCTATGGACGCACTGCGCTGCATGTCATGGAACGGGATGTCTTCGACAAGTCCCTGGCGGAACTGAATGCATCAGGGCGGCGGCTCGATCTGAAGGCGAAGACGGCGTTTCAGAACACCGTTGATGCACTGAGTGATATCTTCAGCAGGAGGGTGTCGGCATGAACCAGCGCCCTAATCCAATGGACTACCGAATGGGCGACTGCGACGGATATGATGGTGGTTGCCATGTCTGCGCATCGGGCTATCTCGAAGGTCTGCAGGCATATCGCGCAGAGTGCGTCATATGCGTCGTTGACAACGTTGACGCTTACAATGCCGCGAACGAAATTCAATGGGCGGACAGCGAAATTGCCGAGGCGACCAAGACTGCCGTCACGGTCGGCACCATCTACGAACGCCCCAAGTACGACCCAGTGGTGACCAGGGTTGATCATGAGGACGGTAGCATCACGCTGACAGAACGCTGGTCATCGATGTGGACTTTGCGGAGCGAGGCAATATGAGAACCTTCACCGAAATCCAGGTCGGCATGGGCCTCAGCTTTGCGTTCGAAGGCCGAAGGTTCAATCTCTCCAGCCGCGCCGACGACCAAGACTTCGCCGAACTCATGCGGCTCGGTACCACCATCGATCTATCGTTCTACAAGACCGATATGTGGCGCAGGGATTTCAGCATCACTGATGAGGAATGGGCGGCCTTCGAGGCGCAGTTTCCCGCTGCCGTTGCCAACACACAGGAGATCATACGGCAAGCATGGATAGACCGCGAAGAACGCGATCGCATACGAGCTGAGGAAGAGCGCCTGGCTGCTGTAGAGCGCGAACAGCGGCGGCATGAGAAGCGAACGAGGCTAGACCTCGGTGAGGCCTATGTCATCGAACGCACAGATCAATCCTTTCTAGAGCTGTCGGCGGAAAACTATTGGGACGATCCCGTGCGGAAACCCATCACGAAGGCGCTGCACGACATGCTTATCGCTGAGATAGGCGTCGGCGAGTGTCAGCCTTGGCTACAGTACGACGAGGATGATGACGACGATGACGACGAGTGATTATGTCTAGCACATCGAAAACAATGGGCGGCCAATTGAGCCGCCCATTTTGATTCCTGTGCCTAAACTATTTTTCTAGGAACAGCGTATACTTGTAAACACACTTGAGTATATTGCAATAATTCTTGTATATAACTGTTGTATATAGAACCGCCGACAAGCATACTTTATATACAAACAGGGAGACACGAAAATGAACATCACCGAAATCCGCACTTGGCAGTCCACAATCTCAAACTTCGACTTTCCAGTTCTCGACGGAACGAAGAAGCAGAAGGAATGGGCTAAGACCATCCGCGAAAACGTCCAAATGAAGCTTCCTTCGTGTGCAGTTAATTTCTTGGCACCGAAGTTCGCACTTGGCGTAGCTGCTAGGAACGCCGACGCTGGCATCGACTGGAGCCTGGTCAACTGGGACGCAGTCCTCGTTGAATTTCAGGGTCTGGTTGAAGAGACCTTGAACAGGACTTCGTCGGAATGGTTCATTGAGAGCCGCTATTTCCTGACCTTCGACGACTTCGTTATGGAAGCCGTCAACCGCTCCATTGGAGAGACTGCTGCCGAAGAAGTTGAAGAGACCGCCGTCGAAGAAGCCGTTGCCGAGGTAGTGGTCATCGAAGAATTTCACACTGAAGCCGAAATTGCCCAGGCCGACAAAATTCGCCACTCCGCTAAGGTTGCAGCCTTTCAGGGTCGTCCTGAAATGCAGGAGAAGAACGCCGAAGACCTCGGCTATAAGCTTGGTCTTCAGGGCTTCGCTGTAGACGGCCTGGACTGGAATTCTGTGGTGCGCTTCTATGAGGAGGTGGTCAACGAAGTTCTAAAGGAGAAGGACGTCACATGGCTCCTCGCCAACCGCACCTCAGTGGCGACCAAGAACTACTTCCAGAAGGAAGCCATCAAACGCGCCTACAGGGCTTCACAGGAAGCTGAGCGAGTAGCTGCATAACAACTCCGTACTGGAAGGCATAGGGGCGGCCAAGAGAGCCGCCCTTTCCATGTCCGCATTCCAATTCCTGCCGGCGGAAAACGATGCATTTGACACATGGGAGCCACTAAGGCACCTTTATAGCTATCAGCAAGATTTGCGACCCGACCTCTTTATGAGCGTCGGGTTTCGTGTTTCTGGCCTACCAGCCAGAGGCCGACGTAGGCAGCGTTCATCTCCCGAAGTCGCTACCCGTCGGCCACCTATCCATCATCATGTGAAAGCTTTGACCCTACCTGGTGGTCATCCTGGCCTCGTCTGCGAGAGCTGGTCGAGCGACTGCGTCAGCCAACAATGATGACAAAGCAAGCACTGTGGGCATCTGTCAACAAAAGGTACTTCCCAAGGGCTTTTTGCATCACGGGGGTCTTAGGACCGAGCTTCCACTATTTGAAAAAAATTTCGTAGAGGGGGTTCCGCCGCCGCGTTGGAGGGCGATTTATGGCACCGAAATCGCTAGTAAGCACCCTCAAACCCAAGCGGATCACCCAGGCCATCCTTGGGAAACACCTCGATCTCTCCGAGCGTTCGGTCCGCGAGCTTTTCGGAAAAGACATCTTTCCAAACACCGTAAACAGCAAGGCGCTCACCGAAGCCGACATCGACATTTGCCGCATCGCCTACATCCAGCACCTCAGGGTGCAGGCAGCAGGCCGATCAAAAGACAACGATGAAGTTTCCGAGAACGACGATCCTGACATTCAGCTGGCTCGGCTCCGTAAAGAACAAATCATCATCACGAGGATCAAGCGCCGCAAGATCATGGGCGAGCTGGTTGAACGGGTAGACCTTCGTCTCGCCGTTTCCGCCGCCTTCTCTCGCGTCAAAACTGTCCTCCTAAAGGTCTCCAAGAAACATGCGGGACATCTCTCGGTGATGGATGAGGAGCTTGAAATCCGGGAGTACCTCGATGGCATCATCTACGAAGCCCTCGAAGAACTCGCGTCCACGCCGGTCGAAACCATCGGCAAGGAAGTCGACCCGAACGACATCGAAATCGACGACGAATGACACCCTGTTTATTGGCTGCGCCAAGATCGCCGCCGACATCAAGCGGGCATTCTCGATCATCAAGCCACCTGAGCGCATCTCGATCTCTGAGTGGGCAGCTAAGCACGCTCGTCTGAAGGACGGCAGCCGCTATCACCCATGGCCGTTTCAGATTGAAATCCTGGACACCCTGGGCGATCCGCGAACGAAAAAGGTGTCGTTCCAGAAATCGACCCGTGTTGGCTACACGCAGATACTGCTCGCCTACCTTGGATATCGCAGGGCGCACGACCCTGGCAATCTTTTGCTGGCTCGTCCGACAATCGAGGACACCAAGAAGTTCATGAAGGAGCATGTGGCGGCCGCCTTCAGCTGGCCGATCATGAAGCTCAATGGACTGTTCTCGACGAGAACAGCGCAAGACACGCTTACGGAGAAGTATTTTCCAGGCGGCTCCCTCAAGGGGATCGGTGCGAATTCACCTGGTGGCTTCCGCGACCACGATGCCGATGCAGTCATCTCGGATGAGATCGACGGTTGGCCCGTAACAGCGGGTGTCGAAGGCGATCAGATGAACCTGATCGCCGAGCGTCTGGCGCAGGCTTATGATCCGAAGGATATCGCAGGGTCTACACCGACCGAGGAAGCGATCTCGAAGATATCCAAACGGATGGCTTCGTCTGATCAGCGCCATTATTGGGTCACCTGCCCCGAGCCGACCTGCAAGCAGCATCAAAAGCTGGTGTGGGGAAACGGCAAGAAGGACGAACCTGGCCTACGCTGGGAACCATTCAATGAGCCGACCGAGGTCTGGTATCAGTGCGTCAACGGTTGCCGCATTCCTGAATCCAAGAAGCTCTGGATGTTGCAAAATGGCTTCTGGAAAGCAGAATTTCCTGAGGTCTACGAGCGTACCGGTCACGCTGGCTTCTTCATCAACGCGCTGTATTCGCTACAGCCAAACGCCAAATGGCCTGATCTGGTCGAGAAGTTCCTCGGCTCCTACAAAACGCCGTCGAAGTTCAAGACCTTCGTCAACACCACTCTCGGGGAAACCTGGAAGGTGTCGGGCGAAAGGCCAGACTGGCAACGCCTTCTGGACCGTCGTGATGACTGGAAAGCTGGCATTGTTCCTTTTGGAGGTTGCTTCCTCACCGCTGCCGTTGATGTGCAAGCGGGTGGTGGCGGTCGTCTCGAGGTCTTCGTTATCGCTCACGGGCGTGGCGGATCGACCTGGCTCGTCGAACATATGGAGTTCATGGGTTCGCCCTATGAACCAAAGGTTTGGGACCAGCTGACAGAATTTGCCCGCCGCAAGTGGGCGCACGAAAACGGCAACGACATGATGCCGATCGAGAAGATCGCAGTCGATGTCGGGTATGCCACTCGTCCAGCTTACAACTGGTGCCGAAAGATGGGTCTGAACTTTGCAGTTCCGATCCGTGGATCGCAAAACCTGACTGCCCCAGCAATCGCGGCATCGACGACAATGGAGCTTGCCAACAAAGCAGGTTCCAAGTCGAAGGCATCGGAAATCCGCGTCCACATGATCGGCGGCCACATGCTCAAACAGGAGCTGTATGGTCTGCTTGCTCTGGAGAAGCCAACCTCGACCGATGAGCCGTATCCGATGGGATATGTGCATATTCCGGCATGGCTGGATGCCGACACGGTCAAGGAACTCGTTGCCGAATATTGGCACGAGGAAAAGGCCGAATGGATACAGACGGGCGCAAACGAGTTCCTCGATTGCTGGTGCTACAACAAGGCAATGGCAATCGCTCGTGGAGCGGAGAAATGGTCTGAAGCGGATTGGGCGGTGCTTGAGTTCCGCTATTCCAGACCAGATCAAGAGGTCTTGGACCTACCCATTCCAGACACGTCGTTTTCTCAAACGCCAGTGGAAATCACAACATCGCGGGATGACATCGAGCGTGAGCCTGAAGTGGTTCGCGATGTGCCTCGTCGCGGTCGCGGAAGCTGGTTGAATCGAGGCTGATATGTACACCCAAGCGGATATCGACAGTCTCAAACAATCACTAGCCCGCGGCATTCGCCAAGCGTCAGAGGGTGGAAAAACGATTGTCTACAACTCCCCTGCGGAGATGCGGACGACCCTCGCTCTGATGATCGCTGAAGTCCACGGTCGAGCCTCGCAAAACCAAAAAGTCGTCTTCGGAAGGGGTGATAAATGAACTTTATCGACCGCGTCGTTGGCTACGTTTCTCCTAGTGCAGGTTTCAAGCGGGTTCGCGCCCGTGAGGCGATGGATCAAGTCCGTGCCTATGCCGCTGCGAGAGACTTTCGCGGTCGTAATGATTGGAAAGCGCTGGGAACCGGGGCAAACGCCGAAATCGGCTCGTCCATGGTCAAAACTCGCAACCGTGTGCGTCAGCTCGTCCGTGACAACGGTCTTGCCAAGCGCATTGTCGATCTTTGGGCGCTACACCTGATCGGTGACGGCATTACGGTCGATTTTACGGGCGTAGGTGGAGCCAAAAAGGCGACAAAGTTCGATATTTGGGCTGGTTCTACGCAGTGCGATGCTGACGGACAACTCGACTATTATGGCCTCCAGAACCTCGCTGCACGCATCATGGTCGAAGCTGGCAGCAGCTTTATTGTCAAGCGTGTCAGAAGTCCAAAGAAGTACCCACATCTGACGGTTCCGCTCCAGCTACAGGTGCTTGAACCCGATTTTCTTCATCACGACAAGAATGGCACGTCGGAACGTGGAAATCCCATTATCCAGGGCATCGAATATTTCAAGGATCGCCCATCGGTTCGAGCCTACTACTGGATGTTCACCGAGCATCCAGGTGAAACAAGGACCTCAATCCGCTCATCGATCGACTCGGTAGCCATCCCCGCCGAGAACGTCATTCACATGTTCCGGAAGGATCGGTCTCAGAACCACGGGATCACATGGCTGCATGCCGTTGTGAATAGAATCCGCGATCTGGACGACTACATCGAAGCCCTCATGATGAAGGCGAAGATCGAAGCGTGCTTCACCATCATGATCGAGGAAGATCAGGACGGCGTTACACCTCCTGGCTCCCCTGCCCGCAAGGCCGACAACGAATTTGAACTTGAGCCTGGCATGGTCCGCCGTCTCCGCAAGGGCGACAAAGCACATGCCTTCGATCCGAGCAGCTCGGGCAGCCACGCCATCCTTCTTCCTGCGTTTATCAGGCTGATCGCTTCTGGTGTTGGCCTGACATACGACCAGGCATCGAGCGACCTGACGGGCGCAAACTACAGCTCCCTGAGAGCTGGAAAAATGGAGTTCAACCAGGCGGTCAGCCAGCTCCAGTGGCTCGTCGTTGCGCCAACGGTTGAGACCGTAGCCAAGTGGTTCGTCGAAGCTGGTTTCCGCATCGACCTCTGGCCATCTGAAGAACACACCGTCGAGATCACGATGCCGAAGACGCAGTTTGTCGATCCGAAAAAGGACGGCGCTGCTGAAATTCAGGACATGCAGGGCGGACTATCGACCTGGGCGGATCGCGTGAAGTCACGTGGTCTAAATCCACGCAAACACCTCAAGGCTTTGAAAGCTGAAGTCGACAGTTTCGAGAAGGACGGTTTCGCTCATCCGTTCGCCAAGCCCAAGCAGCTTAACGCACCGAAGCCCTCGAAGGTCTCCGTAATCAAGGACAATGAACAATGACGACACCAACCACCGCCAAACTTCCTGTCCTGCACCGCGAGGCTGTCATCCAGACTGTAGAAGGGTCGCCGAACACATATCGCGCCGTCTACAGCACAGGTGCCGCCGTCAGGCGCATGGATTACGAAGAAGGACCTTATTCCGAGGAGCTTTCGCTTCAAGCTGGTCACATCCGCACCGAGCGCCTCGACAACGGCATCGTTCCGATCCTGCTCGACCATCGGCAGTTTGTTCAGAACCAGTTTGGTGTCATCGAGAAGCACTGGATTGAGGGCGGCAAGGGCTACGTCGAGTTCCGCATGGAAACAGGCACACCTGAGGCCGATGCCATCAAAAACAAGCTGGATCAGCGCATCGTCCGCACCGTTTCGGTCGGATATCGCGTCCACCGCTATCAGAAAATCCTCGGTGTAGCGGGTTCTATCCCCGTCATGCGCGCCGTCGACTGGGAGCCAATGGAGCTCTCGCTTGTCTCTATCCCCGCCGACGCTGGCGCGGTCATCCGTAGCGATGGGGAAACCCAGGACTGCGTCATCGAAATCGCCGGCGACATCCCGGTTGAACCAAAAACCCCCACAATTGAAAGGTCTATCCCAATGACTACACCTGTTACCATCGACAACACTGCCGACCTCGCCGCTCGCGCTGCTGAACTCGAGACTGTCCGTTCTGCGGCTGCTCTCGAAGCCCGCACGGAAGAGCGCACTCGCGTTTCCGGCATTACCGAGGCTGTCCGCAAGGCCAAGCTCGAAACTACTTTTGCCGATCAGCTGATCACCGATGGCAAGTCCCTCGATCAGGCTCGCGCTGCGATTCTCGATCAGTTGGCAACCGCCGACGAAAAGAACGACATCCGCAGCAATGTCACCATCGGCCACAGCAATGAGGACCCGATCGTTATCAGAGAGGCAATTGTCAACGCTCTCTCCCACAAGATGAACCCTGCGATCAAACTTGAGGGCAAGGCCAACGAGTTCCGCTCGTATTCGATGCTCGAAGCCTACTGCGAGCTTGAGCAGTCCCGCGGCGAAAAGGTGCGGTTCAACAAGGAAGCCCTTGCAAAGCGCGCTCTACAGGGAACTTCGGATTTCCCTGTCATCCTCGCCGATGCCGCCCACCGCGTTGTGCTTTCCGACTATATGGCGGCTAAGCCGTCCTACAAGGCCATCGCACGTCAGCGTAACTTCGACGACTTCCGCCCTCACTATGTCCTGCGTTCGGGTGAATTCCCTGCGCTTCAGGACCTGTCGGAACACGGCGAAATCAAGTCGGCCGCACTGTCTGACGCTAGCACCGAGTCGGTGCAGCTGAAGACCAAGGCGATCAAGCTTGGTATCACCAGACATCTCCTGATCAACGACAGCCTTGGCATCGTTTCCGACATGATCGGAAAGTCAGGTCGTCGGATCGCGGCACAGGAAAATCAGCTTGCCTGGGCGGTTCTGAAGACCAACCGCAAGATGACTGATGGCAAGACGCTGTTCCATGCTGACCACGGCAACTTGCACGCTTCTGTCGTCGCAGTCCCGACTTTGGAGGCACTCTCCGCCGCTCGTGCAGCGATGCGTAAGCAGCGTTCGGACGGCATCCCCCTGAACCTGACGGCGAGATACCTGATCGTCGGCACTGATGACGAGACAGAAGCTGAAAAGCTGATGACGGCAATCCTCGCTACCGCGACGGGCGACGTGAACATCTGGAGCAACAAGCTTCAGGTCATCTCTGATGCTGAGTTGGACGACCACGCTTCCTGGTACCTCGCGACTTCCACAGCCGATGCTGAAACCCTCACCTACGGCTACCTCGGCGGCGCTGAAGGCCCGAGCGTAGAGACCAAGGAAGGTTGGGATGTCGACGGAGCCGAGATGCGCGTCATCCACGATTTCGGTGTCGATGCCAACGGCGAAAAAGCCATTTACCGCTTCAAGAAGGCCTAACGGCCAACCAGTCCACGGACTGAAATGAGGGGGCTACGGCCCCCTTTTGCATACCCAATCCTACCCACTCATTTTCAATCAGAAGGAACATCACTCATGAGAACATACATCCAGCCTGGAAATATCATCGAAGTCTTAGTGCCCGCAGGCGGCATGGAAGTCGGTAAGGGCTACGTCATCGGCAATCTCTTCGGCGTAGCCGCTGAGACGGCCGCAGAACCTGTAACAGGATTTGAAACTAGCTCGCTGCACGTTACGGGCGTGTTCGAATTTCCAAATTCCGATCCTGTCGTCATCCCTGGAGACAAGGCCTACTTTCGGACCGTCCAAGGCGATATTAACGGTGGAACACCTACCGACCCCAACACTTACATGATCGGCGTGGTCGTTGGTTTTGCCAACAACGGCGCAATCGTACAGGTCCGACTCGACGGCGTTGCAGTTACACCCGGAAGCTAACGCTTAGCGATCAGGCGCTGTTAATGCGCCTGATCGCTATCGAAGGATTGAACCATGATCGACATGAATTCCATCCTCCTCGATCCGTCTTATGGCCTCTGGGGCACTCCAGCAGTCATCACGACCAAATCCAGCCAGGTCATCCCCTGTCTCATCCTTGATCATCGCGACGGCTTCCAGCTGATGAACGCCAAAGGTCAGACAACAATGATCCCCGGGCTTGCTCTCGAGGATGCGGGCGTTCTGGTCCGCCATTCCCAGTGTCCTGAAAAGCCATCGGGCGGCACCATCGTCATCAATGGTGAGGTCGATGCCTACAGGATCAAAGGCACCGAGCAAGTCGGGGTCAAAGGCAATGGCGAGTGGGCTCTCGTTCTGGAGATCATCCGATGACCGCTCGTGAAGAAATAATTTCCGCATTGTTCGCCGCTCTCTGTCGCATCGAAGGCATTGAACTCTGCGAGCGGAACCGCACCCACAAGATCGATGACGACACCGCTTCGGCGATCGTTCTCTACGACGGCGATCTCTATGGCGACACTGATCGCAAGGATGCCGTAGTCGGCGGACGGAACCCGCTCTTTCCGATGACGCTGACACCTCAGGTCTGGGGCTACGTCGAAGGGTCTTCCGAGACCATCGGGACACAGACCAACGCACTTTTTGACAAGGTTATGGGCGCGCTTTTCCGCGACCGAGACCTCATGCAAATCCTTGCGCTGCACGATGGAGGGATCGGCATCGACGGTGCCGTATTCCCCACGCCAGCAAAAGCCACCTCCCCCGCAGCAGGGGCATTCATGATCGATGTAAGCATCCCGTTTGTCTTCGATCCAACCAGCCAACCCACAATCTAACAGCTAAACAGGAGCTTCATTCATGAACATCAATCCAATTTCCGGCAACTATGTCATTCCCAAGGGCTTTGCCTTTGCTCGCTTCGGCGACAACGACTATTGGGAGGAACTTGGCGACATGGACGCCTTCGAGACATCCGTGGATGTCGAACGGGACGAGCGCAAGGACAACCGCTGGGGCGTTGCCCGTACCTCTGACAGCCAGGTCACCGATATTGGTGTCTCCGTCAGCATGACGCTCATGCAGCACACGAACCGCAACCGCGCCCTCGCCGTCATGGGCTCGAATGGCATCATGACACAGGTGGCTGCGCCGGCACTGGAAAAGACGATCACCGACACGGTTGCGAACCAGTTCTATTCCCTCGACCGCTTCGACGTGACGGTTGCTTCAGTGACCGACGATCTCGCGAACGAACTCGTGCTTGGCGTGGACTACACGGTGGACGCTAAGTCCGGCCTTATTCAGCCGCTGAAGGTCTTTGCGGAATTCGTGGTCACCTACAGCTGCGCCGACATCCTGCCTGCCTCTGATCGCCTCAAGACGGGCATCGGTGGAAACCCGGATATCGAGTGTGAGCTGCTTCTCGTCGGCAACAACATCCGTGGAAAGAAGGTCCATGTTCGCCTCTGGAAGGTTCGCCTGACACCATCGAGCGGTCGCGGATACATCGGCAACGAGCGTGCAGGTATCGAGATCGAAGGTGAATGCCTTGCCGATGCCGTGAAGGCCCTCGCAGAAGGCAATTCCGAGGAATTCGCATTCGGCGTCGAGCAGACGCTCGCAGCCTAATTCACCCGAATTCATGACTTTGAAAGGCGCTCCCACGGGGGCGCTTTTCGTTTTCCCGACCGTTCATCATCACCCAGAGGTACTTCAATGTCTTCACTACTCACACTGTCGCCACAGAGCCGCGAGGTCACCATTGGCGACGACAAGATCAATGTCTTTGGCTGGTCCGCCGAGGCGATCGCCGACTTGCTCGCGAGCTACCGCGACGAAATTCAGGGTGTCGTCACCAGTTTCAAGGAAGCCTCCGACCAAGGTCAGAGTTTCCAGCAGATTATCACCGGTGCCGACACGGCTGTCCTCGACACACTCAGCCAGAGCGTCATCCCGACCGCTGTTGTCTGGGCTACCAGGCTACCAAGAACAAGTTCCGCCGATATCCTCAAGGCCGAGGCTGTAGTCCGCGATCTTCCGTTCACCACTCAGCTGCTTTTCCTGAAGAGCGCCTATGACCTGACCTTCCCATCAGGTGTCGCGGATTTCCTGACGGCGCTGGGTCTGGCGGCGGCGCAAGACGAGAGCGCGACAAGCTAGAACACTGGCTGGGACGCACTATCGCCAAGCTCGCCCCACGGCTCGGTCTCGAAAATGTCTGGCAGATGACACCGAGACAACTCAGCGCCTATGAGCAATTCGCACATTGGGAGTCCGAAGAACATTTCGCTGCTCTCGCATCCGCAGTCAGGGTCGCGGAACACGGCGATGAAAAGGCCTTCAAGGACTACATCAAGCGCATGACGAAGTGAGGTCCCTATGGCAAAAAAGGACCTCAAAATCTCGTTCGGCTTCAAGGAACTGGTCGATCCAAGAGAATATTTTGATGACCTGAAACACCCGATTGGCAGGGCTGTAACCGCTGCCATGCGTGATGTCAGCGACACCGCCAAGACAACCATCCGTGGCGATGTCCGCCGCAACTTCAAAAACAAAATGGGCGGCAACTCGAAATTCGAGAATTCTTTCCGGGTCTACGATTTCCCAAGCGGAAAGACGGGTCGGTTCTCCTACTCTCCCGCCGCGACGATCCAGGCAAACCCGAGCTGGGCGCACATCTTCGAAGACGGTGGCCGCATCACGCCAGCCAAGGCCTCCTTCCTCGCGATCCCAACTGCTGAAGCAGAGAAACTCGGACTTCATCAGGTAAATGACGGCGGTCGCGGCAAAGACAGACGGCTGTCCCAGACTGACAAGGCTCGTCGGCTGTTCGGTGACCTGTTCGTCATTAAGCACGAACAAGACACCTTTCTGGCCGCCAAGATCGAAGAGGAAACTGTCTTCCTTTTCAATCTGCGACCATGGACCCGTCAGAAAAAGCGCGTCTCCCTTGAGCGCCGTTCTCGCGAGGCCTTTAGGCTCCTCCCCGCCAAATTTCGGCAACACTTTCCCCAAACCTAAGGCTGCAACATGGCGATTTCAAACACGCTGCGCGCCAGACTTGAGGTCTTGGGCGGTAGGGAACTCATTGACCTTTTTGACAAGATCGGTGACTCCGCAAAAAAGGGCTTCGACACTGTCGACAGGGAAGCCCGCGATGCCACTCGCGAAGTCAAAAAGCTTGAGCGTGAGCTTAAGGCTCTTGAGCGGATCGCCCGCGATATTCGGGCAAGCATCAAGATCGACAAAGACGGCGTTGCCACTCCGCACCAGAGCGCCGCCCTCAATCTAGCCGACGATATCGATCGCCGAACTTCGGCTATGCGCCGCCAGATGGCTGCAATGGACGATGTCCTTGCACTCGGTCCTGATGGCGGTGCCCGCGTCCTCGGCAAACAGGGCGACCGCGACCTCCTCAACATTCGTGAGACCGCCAAAGGTCTTGATGACCTGATCGGCAATGGCCGGAGAGATGGCATCTTTGGTGATGTTCTCCCCGATGCCGACCTCGACCGTATTCTGGCGGCCGCCGAGCGTATCCGTGTCGAAAATGATCGTCTGTTTGGCAACATCAACGAGCGCGCACGTGCCGCCGATGAAGCCGAAAGAAACAGACCGCCGCCAAGACCACGGCGCGATCCTGCTGCCCCTCCAGCCCCTGATGCCGAAGCTAAACGCGAAGCGGCTGAAGAAGCCCGCCGAAAGCGTGATCAGGAGCGGGAGAAGCGCATCAAGGATGCTCAGGACCGCCGCGCCGAGCAAGCTGCCAGAGATGCCAAGCGTGATCAAGACTATCGCGACAATATGGTTCGTGAGCGCCAGCGGATCGACGACGAGATCAAGCGCTCTCGTGAGAAACTGCGTGCAGACCTTGAGGAAAACCGGAGACGCCTTCAGCGTGATCTGGACGCTCAACGCACTCGCATCGAAACGGATCGCACTGCTCTCAACGAGCAGATGGCCCGTGAGCGCCGAACTTTCCGTGACGAGCTAGCCCGCGCTCGTGCTGATCACACCAGTGAAGTCGATCGGATAAACCGCAAGCACCAAGCTGACATGAACCAGCTTCGTACTGATCACAACGAGCAGATTCGTCGTGAGCGTTCGGACTTCCTCCGCACGATGGGTGCCGAGCGTTCCCGATCCCGCGCCCAACTCGGTCGTGAGCGGGCGCAGTTCGTCACCGACCTAGCAAACGAGCGTTCGTCCCATGCCGCGACGATGGCTAGAGAGCGTGCAGATTTCACCAGTCAGCAGATGCGTGACCGTGCAGCCAACACTGCACGGCTGAACGCCGCTCGCACCCTGCACCGCGACGAGCTAAACCGTGAGCGACTGGCTCACACGGCGACAGTGGATGCCGAACGTCGTCGTTTCAGTACTCTCCTAGCTGGTGAGCGTGCCGCCCACATTGCACGCCTGACGGCCGACCGTGCCGCTATTGCCCGCCTGAACTCTGACCTCGCCGCCCTGCGCGCTGCGTTTGCTGGTATCAACCGCGGCGGTCGTGACTTCACCGCGAGAGCGCCGCGCCTAACTGCGGTTGCTCGAGGCATCGGACGTGCCTTCAGTGATGCTGGCAGCGATGTCTGGAAGTTTGTAAACGCCCTCAAGGGTCTGGAATTCGCCGTCGGTAAATCGGCACTTCGCGTTGGCATCGGCTCCCTGCTCGGAGTTCTCGCCGCAGGACTTGCCGCTCTTGGTGGCGCTGCCGTCCTGGCAGGTATTTCGGCAATTGCCGTGTTGGCATCGTTCAACGCGCAGAAACTCGAGAACGCCGCGGCTTCCGTTGGTCAGGCGCTCGATAGCTTCACCGCAATGAAATATGCGGCCGGTTCGCAAGGCATCATGTTCGACGACTATGTCGCGGGCGCTCAGGCTCTTCGGACTGCGATGATCGGCATCATGAAGCAGGAAGAGCAGTTTGCTGGAGCTTCGGAACTCTTCCAAAAATTCCAGATTCCCCTTCTGACTTCTGACGGCAAAGACCTCACGTCGCAGTTCCATGTGCTGAGACGCATGGCTGATCTCGTCAAGGCGATGCCGAATGACAACGTTCGGATCGAGTTCCTCACGAACATCGGAGGTCCCGAACTCGCCAAGCTATTGCCGATGCTCAAGGATGGCTCTGCCAGCATTGACGACTCCGCAAGGCGCGCAATGGAAATGGGGGTTGTCCTTACGGCGGCGCAGGTCGCCGAACTCGAAAAGCTGAAAATCCAAGCCTACGACATCTGGCAGATCATGATCGGCCTCTCGTACAAGCTCGCCGCTGAGATCATGCCGAGCCTCATCCCTGTTCTTCAAGCAATCAATAACTGGATGCTTGCCAACGAAGGCGCGATCACTGGCGGCTTGGTGAAGACGTTCGATTACCTGATCCAGGTGACCAAGGATTTCTGGAACCTCTGGAACTCTGGCGGTGATGCCGATGTGGTTCTGGGTTGGACAGCGACATTCTGGTACGTCAGCGAAACCATCATCAATGCGCTCAACCGCATCTGGGATGGGATCGTGGTTGGCTATGAACTAGCCAAACCCGCGCTGACGGCAATGTCGGATTATTTCGGGATGTCGGGACCTCTTGAAGCCGCTCTCACGATCCTGGCGGGGCAGCTGATTGGCACCACAGGCCTGTTCATCGCCGTCGGGAAGTTCGGCGCGGCGGCTGCAAGAATTGTCACCAATGCCCTGAAAAATCTCCTTCTGCCAGCCGCCCAACTGGTTCTTGGTGTCGTCACGGGCATAATTGGATGGCCTCTTCTGCTCGTGGCAGGTCTCGCGGGGATTACCCTCTATTGGGATAAAATCGAGCAGCTGTTCACATGGGCATGGGCCGAATTCAAAAAGACTTTCCCGAACACGGCCGCATACCTTGAGGAGACTTTTGGAGATGCCCTGGAGGTCGTGAAGAATTTCACGACTGATATGCTCGGCAACTTCCGTCAGCGTTTCCCCGAGGTGATCAAGCTTTTCGATACAACTCGCGCAGCACTCGATAGCCTCTGGACTTCCATGAAGAGTCTCAATTGGGGATTGGTTTTCGAGGGACTGAACGCGACTGGCATCTACCTCATCGAGCAACTGTCAAACGCGCTTGAGACCTTGTCCCCGATCCTGCGCTACCTCGTCGAGAACACCCTTGGGTCAATCAAAACGATCCTCGAGCAAATCAGCCAATATTGGACCAATTCGAAAATCCAGGGGCAGATTGACGGTCAGCTTTCAGCCGAGCTGTCGATGGACCCCGAAATGTTCAAGGCCTACAGCGCCATGCTCGGGTCTGGGAACACCCTGGTCGAGCAGAAGTACGGCAACAATCCTGTCATGGGCAACGTCGTCGACCAAATGCTCGGTCGTGCGTCCGTACAGTCGCCGATGTCCTTGGCTACTCAAGTCCCCACCAACGCTCCGAGTGCAGCGCAAACCCCCGTCACCGTCAACCTCTCGAACGGGGACACGATCGTGATGATGACAGAGGAAGAGGGTGTTGCTGAACGGCTCTCCAAGTACTCGAGAACGTCGGCAGCTAGCTCACCAGGATGGAACCGCTGATATGAAAAAGAACACAACCCTCTCGCTCAGCACCATCCAATTCCTGCCAGGCGCAGGCAGGGGCATCACGGAATCAATCGACTTCGAGGAGAGCGGCGAACTGCACCGCGACGCTGTTGGCGAGGGCTTCGTTATCACCATCCCTGGCGCAGACAAGATGACGATCACCTACACATGCTCGGGTGATTGGGCGGCTCCTGCGATAATGCATGTGCCGCTGTTGTCGGAGCTTGATGTCATCCTCATCGACCCCTGGCAGGTCCCGTTCGAAGCGGGGCAGACCTCGGTCACCCTGCCACGTGCGGCCTGGTCAGATGAAGACATGACCGTCTTCCTTGATGACAAGACCACCATCGCAACATCGCAGTGGACTTGGGCATCACCTCGCGTCGTCACCCTGTTCGGCCAGAGCAAAGCAGGCTTCGTCGAATTCCGTCCGAAGATCAGGGCGTTTCTCATCCAGAAACCCAAAGATAGAGGCGAGTGGTCGGGCAAGGTCGCCTGGACCATCGGCTTGACGGAGAAGTGATATGAGCTCCAGAATTTGCAACGCTTGGGTCAGCACCATCGACACCGTCTTTGACGGGATCGTGCATGGTCGCAAAGACCTCAGAGCCACCCGCTACAGCTTCGAGATGCAAGAGGGCGGAGTCCTCAAATTGACGATCACCTGCGAGAACTTGGGGATCGGCATCATGGCTCCTGGTCGTGATCAATACCTTCTGGTGTCATGGGCGGACGAAGGTGAAGACCTGCGTCTGGTGTTCCGCGGCGTTGCCAATTCTATGCCTGCAAACCTCGCCGAAAACCTGATCAACCTCGAATTTCTGGCTCAGCCCGATAACTTCGACGAGAAGCTCCTCGCCTTCGCCCGCACCAAGTGCTTTCGGCCATACGTCGACGAACTGATTTCAGGCAGCATCACCGATATCACCGATCCTGCTGTCGTCCTTGAGGCGCGTAGCGAGATGTTCCACGTCGACCCTGTGACGCATGAAATCACGCTGTCCGATATCCTCGATTTCGACCGCCTCGTAGACTTGGGGCCGCATTACTCCCGAAACTCAATGGACCCATCCCTGGTGATGCCACCGGTTCGAACAGCCTCTATGAATTTCATCGGTGAGTGGACGCAGGAAGCTGACGGTGAAGTCGACATCGCAAGTGTTGTCAATTTCGGCGGCGGCGTAAACGGTCGCCAGACCCTGACTGATTTCTCCTCGATCGGGGAGAGTGGCGACCTCGACAATTCAGGCTGGAGCGTCGGCGAAGTGATCGCCGAGGGATCGCAAGGGCTGACGACGAGGCAGTACTATGACGGCCGCTATCAGACCGTCCTGCATCAGCGCATGCATACCAGTGGCATCGTTGACCGCAGTTGGGTGCGGACGCGATACGGTGTGATGCCCTTGGCGCTTTACACCTACAAGGCTGTCAGCTTTCCGATGAAATTCAGCTATCGGCAGGCACGGCGGGAAATCCTCAAAGTCACCGCCACAGCAGACGTTCAAGACGTTCGGGCTTTTGGATTCGAAGAGGCAGAGCTGGACGATATCGCTCTGAACTCTTTGACCGAGGATGCGACGACACCAGTCTGGGAAAGCGGCATCGACTACCTGGCTGGAGACAAGGTCATCCATCGCAACGTGGCTTGGCTCTGCCAGGATGCACACACATCTGCCAACACCTTCAACCGCATCCTTCCCGATTGGGAAGACTACCCTGAGGCCTTGCTTCAGCCCTGGATGATGCGATGGGTTCGCACCACAAAAGATGTCGCCCTCAAGGACAAGCGGTCCGCTTCGTTCTTCCAAACGGATCGCGGCCACGATCTTGCGCAGCATGGGCTACTGCGCGTTCGGGCTTTCCTCCGTAAGCGTCTCAGGGCGCTCTCGGTGACATTTCGAGGTCGATGGGAAGACCTTCACGACATCACGCTGCGCGACGGTGTCCGTATCGAACACCACTTCTTTCCCGCTGGCTGGGTTCAAGGCAAGGTCACCTCCTTCACCAAGGTCTGGAGCGGCGAAGGTCGCGTTCGATACGTTGATGTGACCATCGGGGTCTCGGTCGCCAACGGTGTCGCTGGCACCATTGAAGATGGTGGCGAGCCTTATTCGGAAGCGTTCGCCCCGGGTTATGCGTGGGCAGACACGGAAGGCGTTGGCTACGATGTCGGGGATATGCGCTACAGCATCAGCGGGGATCGCATTCAGAAGCCAGTCAATGTCTATGCGCTCGATAAGGCATCCTATGCCTGTGAGACCGTGAAATTCAAGAATCTGCTCTCCGAACAACTGGCGGTCGCGGCAATGTCACAGAATGGTTATGGCGATGCCGTCGCTGCCGTTGCCGCCGTTCCGACTACCTATGAAATTCAGATGAGATCGCTTGCTGCAAAGAGCGTGATCGAACGCAAGGTCAATGTGACCGGCGCAACGATCACCTCCCGCAAGGATGTTATGCTCGATTACGGAGGCTGACATGAAGACCAAGAATTCCGAATTTGCACAGTGGCTTGATTATGTTGGTTCTGGTCCAGAGGAAAAAACCCCAGCCAAGAAGAAACCCGATAGCCCCTCGCTGATCAAAGGCACACCGTTCCAGGTTGCCGACATCATCAGTCTGCTGCGGTCAACGGCGATTGTCACCAAACACAAACACCCAAGATCAAGCGGCAAGATGTTCTCTGATATCGCTCAGGAAAGCGGTAACGGAGAGCCTGTCCGCGCAGGCCGAGGTGGCGCGCCGATGCGATTGGGTGCCAACAATGTTTGGTATTACCCAGGCGGAGCACCTCCCGGATATCCGACACCTGGTCCTTTGGAATACGTCACCATCATGGAATCCGGGACGATCTGGTGACCCCAATTTACGAACTTATGGAGATATCAAATGACGATGGCACTTTTCAAATATGACGAGCTTGGAAGACCGCTCACCAAAGAGGAAGTCGACGAGAATTGGGCGCTGATCGAAGCCGCCGTCAACGGCAGTGGTGCTGAGGCCCTCCCCGTATCAGCCATTGCCCTTGTCGACGATGTCACTGGTCAGTACCTCCGATTCCTCGATTCTGAAGGCGAAGAGGTTGCCAGTATCCCCTTCCCCGCAATGCTGGCTCAGGTGGGCGATTGGGAGAGCCTGATCGGCTACACCACACGTCACATCGTCAACCATCTGGGCGGTACATATCTCTGCCGTGTGGCACACACTGCTGACGTATTCGCCGACGATCTTGCGGCTGGGAAATGGTCTCAACTTGGTTCGACCGGTGCGACATCCATTGCATTTGAACCTGGCGCTACTGGCCTCGACGCGATGACGATGCAGGACGCAATCGAAGAGCTTGCTGAGAGCCTCGGCGGCGAGACCACGGCTGACGCTGTGACTTTCGATCCAGCCGCCTCGGGGCTTGCAGCTACGGATGTCGAAGCCGCCCTCACTGAGCTAGCTACTCGTTCCACCGCCGCCGAGAGCGTCTCTGTGGAGCCTGTTGGCTCTATGACCGCCACCGATGTGCAGAGCGCCCTTGAAGAAGTCACTGGTCGACTTGATGCCGATATCGCGGCCTCCACCGTCTCAGTCGCAGCCATCACTGGCGTTGCAGGGGCGACCGTTCAGGCGGCCCTGGAAGACATCAAGGTTCAGATCGACGCTATCGAGCCAGGGTCTGGTTCAAGCACTGCCGCAACGACATCGTTTGATCCGACTGGTTTGGGATCGGTGACGACGGCGACCGATGTTCAAGCCGCGATTGCCGATGTCGTGACCGCTTTTTCGGAACTACCAGGCGCGACCACCGTCACCTCGTCCGACGTTTCCTATCCAGGGAATGCGTGGGGAATTACTGGCGCAACGGTGCAGGAAGCACTGATCCAAATCGGATTGCAGTTGCAGTCGCTCGACAATCTGTTGGCTGAACTTCCAGCGGGGTATGTAGAACTTGATCTGGGCTACATGGACGATTTCTATACGGATGCCAACCTGCAGAACGCGCTCAATACCATCGCTACGAATATCACCAGCATGACCGCCACTATCTATGACCATGGCACGCGCATCACAGATATCGAAACGGCAATCTACTATCACAACCAGCGTCTGACGGCTCTCGAAGCGGCCTAATAAAAGCGACCGGCGGCACTCGAAACTTGCGGCTAAATGTGCCGTTATAACCTAACACTTGAATTTATGGACAGCACCATGACCGACAATAATCTCAACGACAAAATCTATAATCTCGCCGAGTCTATGGGTCGCGTTGAGGGAAAGATTGACAACTTTATTGTCGGTCAAGCTCGTCATGATCAAGAAATCACCAATCTAAAAACTGATGTCTCTCATGTAAAAATTAGCCTCGTCAATCATGCCCGTCATGACGGCGATATCTCAACACTGAAAACAGATGTCGCGACAATAAAAACCGACCTCTCGGGATATAAGGCGTATTTCAAGGGTGTGTTAGCAATTTTTAGCCTTGGTTGGGTCGGCATTTCTTTGTTTTTGGTGCCATATCTCCGCGCAAAGTTCGGTCTTTGACAATTCCTGCCGGCGAATATTTGCTATTCGCGTTATGCGCACAAACAGTCCTCTATGTGAATAGGGAGACATCACATGAATAATGAAATCAATACTGTAGAAGAACGTTCTACTAAAATAGCCGCACTCGGACTTCAAGAGCGCACTCGCAAGGAGATCGCTGGGGCGCTGGGATGCACTGAAAAACAGGCTCGGTATGCTCTTGAGAAGCTGCGCAGTCGGCCAGAGCCAGAAGCGCCCAAACCGATCCCCTCGCCCACCATCATCGACACGACTGACACCACCCCATCGACCGCATCTTTTGCGCCCCGCGAGAACGCCACCGATCTCACGAATTTCAGAGATGGCTGGGTCAGAGAATTCGCCGAACCTAAGCTCATCACAGAAACTGACGCAAAGGGAAATATCAAAACGAAGAAGGTCATCCATGATGCAGGCACGATGTGGCCGGATGGATGGCAAGGCCCCAAAGGACACGATCAGCTTTTCGTTGAAGCTAAGCCAGCCAGACCCCTGAAATGGGGTATACTCGTCACAAGCGCCCAAGCCCACACTCCAGTCCACGGCCCTGCCCTAATGGCACTGTCAGCACTCTGCGGCTACCGAGGCCTCTCACTCTCCGTCATCGGCGTTGAATCAAAGCCCACAGGTGCCGCCTCGAAAACCGATGAGGTTTCTGAATGGTCGTCGGCGGTAGATAGGTACGTGACGACAGAGCGCCACGACTTCGGCGGCATAGTCATCGACGGCGCATATCCCATCAAGCCCACTCACGAGACCCCCCTGGACGGCGTTGCCGCCTACTGCCGAGGCCAGTCTCATGTTTTCGGTAGCATGCGCCAGGATATGGTGACGCTGCCGAAATTCCAGGACGGCCTTCAAGCGTCTGCCCGAGCTACCGGTACGGTCACAGTCCCAAATTATTCTCGATCTAAAGTCGGCATGGTCGCTATCGCCAATCACGCCCTTGGTGGTGTCATCATCGAGTGCGATCTCCAAGGCCGCATCTTCACCCGAAACGTTAGATGCAACCCGATCACTGGCGATCTCTGGGATATCGATATCTGCGTCGAAAATGGTGTCGTTCGGGATGCTTCCACCGTCATCGCTGAGCGTCAGCTAAAACGGCCTGTCCTTGCAGTGGGGTGCGTACACGTGCGGTGGCTCAACAAGCTCTGTGCCAAGGCAATATGGGGTCTGGGTGGCAAGCCGTCAGACGATATCTCCGTCGTCGAAGCTATTGATCCCAGTGAGCAGGTAATTCACGATGTCTTTGATGCCTATTCCATCTCTCCACACACACGCAAAAACCCATTTCTCACGATCCAGCGCGAGGTAGACGGCGATGATGATGTCGCCGCGGAACTCAAGCTTACCGCAGATTTTATTGAAGCGATCGGGTCAGAGCGGCGCAATACATGGGTAATTGATAGCAATCACAATCGCCATTTTAGTCGGTATCTGATAGAAACCGATTGGAAGCGAAACCTCAAAAACGCTGCCACATTTCTCAAGGTAAACCTCGCACAGGTCGAGGCATTCGCGGCGGGTGATAGGGATTTTGACCCTCTTGCTTACGCCCTCCGCCTCGCAAACCCAGCCGCAAAATTCATCTCATCAAAATTCTCTGAACCACTACGCTTCTTCAAGGCTTACTTCCATTGTCACGGTGACAGAGGTTCTAACGGCACCACTGGCTCCAACACGAACTTCAAGAACATGGGCTTTGACATCGCGGCCGCACACAACCACGCAGCCGAGTCATTGCGCCAGCTGACTAGGCTTGGCTGTATCATCGACACACCGCCCCATGCGCAGGGCCCAAACAATTGGGGTCACTCATTCGGCATCGAACATCCTGACGGTGCGATGCAACTTATCCCGCTCGTCGATGGAAAATGGAGAGCCTGAAAATTAATTTTGCTCTGCTATTGCGGTTGGGCTCTCGACGGCTATGTGAGTCCGACCACCAACAGGAAGATCAAAATGTCAGAAGACCAAACTAACGCCGCCATGCTAACGTTTTTAGAGTGGTTTTCAGACCTCGGACTTGAGCATGCTCAAGTCATCGTGGCTGAGAAATCGATGAATGAAGAAGTCGAGTACTGGCATTTTAGGCAGTGTGAGCTTCTTGAACAAGAAGGCATTCCTTTTGCTCACGTCAGCGCTGAGCAATCCGAAATTCTTGCAGCGGTTGAAGCTTACACTCTCGGATGGAGCGCGCAAGATTTCGCCGATTACATTGATATAGTTAAGCCAGATCGGAATAATATCATCAATGATATTCTCGCAAATCTCCATACCACTGTTCATTAGTTAACAATATTTTCGATGTGACGGATTTTCTTGTATATAACCCTTGTATATAGAACCGATTGCTATGACACTTTATATACAGGCTCAATTAAGAGCTTCGGGAGACACGACAATGACAATCAAAATCACCAACATCACCTACGACCATCAGGAATACAATCACGTCATCGGCGCTGATGTGGAGCATGAAGACGGTTCAACGACACGTGCTATGGAATGGATCGCCGACGGCGCACTGGTGTCCCTTGGCGGTGAGTGCCACACGAGGGTTGTCCAGGGCGAAGATTATAACGAAGACGAGATCGCTGAAATCCTCGCAGAATTCAAGGCCTTCATCGCCGAGAACCCGACCCCTGAATTCACATATGAGTGGCGGTCGGAGAACGGCAACGGCGAATTTTCTGGCTACATGTGTGCCGAGGAAGACCTCGACAAGGCGCTGGCTGAATTTAAATCTGAACTGCTTGCTGGTTGCGCCAACAACGAAGAGCGTGAAGGCATCCTGAGCGGCAGCTTCCTAGTAACTCATCCAGTCGTAGCAGATCAGACGATCAGCCTTCGTTAAAATCCACAACATCACGAAAACATAGGGCGGCCATCGAGCCGCCATTTTCTTTTACGAATACATTTTAAAAAAGCAAATAGCTGCGTCATACTTTCAGAATACACTTCTGAGAGCTGAAACGATGAGACTACTTCACGACTGGAAAGACATCCTCAAAAAGGCCTGGAGCATACGTCTTATCGTTCTCGCATGCGTGCTGAGCGGTGTCGAAGTGTACTTCCAGATTTTCGGTGCGCCGACCTGGATGCCGCTGGGTGTCTTCGCAGGACTGTCAGCAATCGTCAGTGCGCTGGCTTTCGTGGCTCGGCTTTACGCGCAGCCTGTGATCGTGGAGGACCCCTATGCCGATCAATAAAATCACATCATCGAAGCGCGCTCGAGCCGCTATTGCAGCTGTCCTCATCTCCGTCACCGCTGGCGGCGGATGGTTCGGATTCAGAGAAGTCACCAAATCACCAGCCACTCCACCGGCGGTTATCCTCGCTACCGATGCGCTCATCAAACCTTGGGAGGGTCTTGTCCTCAAAAGCCATTGGGATCGGTACGCGAAAATTTGGGACATCTGCTACGGCGAGACAAAAAACATCACCGCTGGCATGACGAAGACCAAGGCCGAGTGCGAGGACATGCTCAAGCGGCGGGTCTACAACGATTACTACATGCCTCTCGTCAAGCGAGTTCCCGGCTTCACTGATTTCCCAATTTCCGTCCAGGCGACAATGATCAGCGGTGCCTACAATTTTGGTGTCAGCGGGATGGTCAATTCGACGGCTACGAAGCGCCATATCCAAGGCAAATATCGTGAAGGATGCGAGGCTCAAACTGCTTGGAATAAAGCGGGTGGCAAAGTTGTGCGTGGGTTGGTTCTGCGCCGCGAGATGGGTGATGCCCAGCGCATTGGCGAAGCCGAGCTGTGCGTCAGCGGATTGGAGAAATAACATGCTGACCTTCCTCAAACCCTACCTCTTTTACGTCAAGCTCGGTATCGCTGCCCTCGTCGTGTCGGCCGCATCTTATGCCGCCTACAAATATCACTCGAATGCGATTGCCGTTTTGGAAATCAAGCTTTCAGTGTCGGAAGCCGAAAAGACCGCAGCCGAGAAACTCGCCAACGAGAACGCTCAACAAGCACTCAAGGCTGATGCTGATCGCAGAGCCGCCATCAATGCACTCGAGACGGCTCAGGAAGCCCTCACACAGAGCGCCATGAGATCGCGTGTGGCATCGGACGTGATCGAGCGTGCGCCTGCTGCTGACGACGCTCCTGTGTCTCCCCTTCTGGAAGCTTTGAGATCATCTAGGTTTGGAGGTAAGCCATGAAGACCACATCACCATGGCCGATCTGCTTCAAGACCGTCGCAGGGTTCACCTTCGTGCTGCTCGTGCTGTCTCTGATGGGATGTCAGACGACAAAGCCGACGACTGTTGTGAAAATCGTCGAGCGCAAAATTGAAGTTCCGAGATCGCTACTGACGTGTTCCGACGAGCCTGTCGCTGGTACGGTATGGGTCACTCAGAGAGAAGTCGCTCGTTTCATCAACAAGCTTGCCGAGGCTGGCGATGACTGCCGCATTAAACTCGCCGCCGTCAAAAAACTTGTCGACGTACAATGTGATTTCCCTCCTGATCCGTCAAATAAATTGACTGATCGAAAAGGCGTTGAGGCTTATGTGAAAGAAGTTTCGGATGCGAACAGGGCTTGTCAGATTAAAATGGAGAGCGTGAAAAAGATGGTCACCTCCAAATAAATAATTCGCCGGCGGCTTGCATCAAGCGAAGTGCCTGCACATCATTAAATCAGGCGAGCAAGTCCTGATGTCTCCCGACACCCGACGATCTCGCTGAAACATGGTACGAACTAGGGGCTGACGAGTAGTAGTCGTCAGCCCCCTTTTTTTGTCTTCATTTTGGATTTCACTTCAGTCCCAGTTCCGCCCGCCTTGCCAGGTGTTCGGCCGAGCCGTCGAGGTAGGTGTCGACTGGAAGCTTGTATTTCACGACCGCCGATTTGGGATCGCAATACAGAAAACTCGGCCGCCCCGTCTTCTCCGTGACCGTGCCGTCCTCCTCGACTTTGATGATGACGACACAGCCGTGAATCGAAACAGGACGTGACTGGACTGGCGGCGGTACGCGAGTGGCGACCTTAGGCACGTTGGCGAAGGGGTGTGGCTTTGGCTTGGGCTTGTTCATGCAGCATCCTCCAGGCAAGCCATGCCCGCATCGTTTGCCATAGCCCACAGCACTTGCTCATGGTTCGGCTGAATGCCGCGTGTGGGATGCTCGCGACCGACCCATGCGACCGAGTAGATGTCTGTGCCAGCGATATCGGCAAGCTCAGCCCGAGGAACGCGGCCGCCAAAGAAAACCTTTCTCCAGAAGTGGCGGAGGATGGCATCGTGGCCAATACCCAGGGAGTCGACAGTGTCGGAATACACCCCTGATATCGGTGTGGGAGACACTCCAAAACGGTCGGCCACTTCAAGAGCGACCAGATAATTGCGGCATACGAACGGCGCTCCGCTTGGCATCCACACCCTCCAGCCTTCACCTTCCTTGGTCTCCCAGTGCAACGAATCTGGCCTCAAAACGTCGTAGGAGATAATCAGCTTGATCATCTCGTCCGTGACTGTGACAGGTGCCTTTCGAAAAGATGTCGATTCTGGGCTGGCCATGTATTGTCGGATAGTCTGGCGGCTACGTCCGCAAGCAGCGGCTATGTATGAGAGGCCGTCTGTTTTCTTGAGATCGGCGACCAGATCGCGGCACATCTCTGATGAAATTGTTTTCAAGTCTTTCATAGTCTGTCTCCCTACGTCAAAAGCAACGTTCATATACAATACCCCATGTACAAAGATATATACAAACGCCGACCGAAATTATTCGCGTTAGTTTCTTGCACTATAAAGCAAGACTATATCCCGACAACAATTTGGGAGACTATGATGAGATTTTTCGCTGCACTATTTGCTGGGATTTGGCGCGCCCTACTCGGTGGCATGACCGCACTGGAGCGCCTGTTGTCGTGGCCGTGGCGCTTCCTCTTTGGTCAGCGTGAGGCACTTCCTCACTACGAGCCCCAGGTCGATCCTGTGAAGCTCGTCGAAGAAATGCGGGCGGCACAGAAGCCCGAGGTCAGTCGAATTGACCGAGACGGCATCACGACGGTCATGGCATATCTGAAAAGTCTGCCGCCAGCACGGATGACGGCAGACCTAACCGGTCTGAAAGCCGAAGTCAGGGACACGCTTTTGTGCATGAACGACAACGAACTGAAGGCGCTTCGTTCAGGCGGTATTCGGGCGGCTCGGCTTTTCGTCACAGGCCGCGACCATGGTATCGATGGCGTTCCTATCGTGCGGTCAACGGCACAACAGAAAACCGAGGACGAGGTCATGCGGTGGAAGGTCAAATCGATGATGATGAAAGCTACACACTCGGTGCCGTTCTCCTGAAAAACTGAAAGCCCACCGATTGAGTGGGCTTTTTGCCGTCTTGATTTCAGGACATCCGCGCTTTCATGCGGTCGATGCATCCCTGCCTTTGCGCGCATGCAGCAGTGAGAGACCTCACCTGAGCTTCGAGTTCGGCGACACGTTCGATAGAAATGCGGGCAAACTGTTCCATCGTCGACGCATGCTGGATCGCATCGGCAAGAGCGGTGTTGTGGGCAGCATTATAGCGGCGCTCATTCGCTGCCGTCTGACCATTGATGAGGCTGTTCGCGAGACCAGCACCAGCGGCCGCCACCACCATCATCCCTGCGCCCATTCCCATTGTCGCGTTGTGTGCGTGTCCCATGATCGTCTCCTTCGTTTCTGGAGACAGTTGTGCCGGGCTCGTTGAAACGATGCAAGCAAGGGACGCGGATATAGCGATCGGATCGTTAACTGATCATCCACGTAATGAGCAGTGTCAGCGGCACAACGGTGACGACACTGAGCATCAGCCAGAACTGCTTGGCTCGGCGACTGTGTGGCAGCATCGCTCTCTCGACTTGTGTCCTCGCCTTAGCGGTCTCGGGGAGAAGCCAGAAATAGTAATACGGATAAATCAACTTTGCATAGAAAGGCATCGACTTGAAGCGTGCCGCTTCTTCGACGACCGATCTTTTTTCGGGGATATCGGAGTCTTTAAAAAACATGCGCTCTCCTGCTGAAGGCATTAGTGACATAAAACCACTAATCAAAGCAGCATCCGAAACATCAAATTCGAGGCATTAAGTTCGCGATCCGTTAACCAATTCTAATCACCCTACCCCTCACCATGCTCCCAATTGATTCGTGGGGCATCGCTGACATGGCTGACATAATTGATCCGAGAATCCGAGAGATTGCCGAGCGAGTAATCGCATCTGGCAAGAACAAGCGTGCGATTGCCGTGCTGAAAGCCTTACTAGACAAAGGCTCTATTTCCACCGACGAACTGAACGATCTCGGGTATAATCATCCTCCGCGCGCAGTGGGCGACGTTCGAGATGCAGGCATTCCTATTGATACAGGTAGCGGCACCTCAGAACGAACTGGTCGCAGGATGGCTATCTACTCCTTCGGCGACCCTGACAAAATTCAAGAGGGCCGTATCGGCGGCCGTTCGGCACTTCCTAAGAAATTCAAAACCGCACTGGTCGCCCGTTACGGCTCCATCGACTGCATCACTGGCGCAGTTCTGGATGAAAAAGTCCTACAGATTGACCATAGAATTCCATATCGGATCGACGGCGATGTAGGTTTAGCCGATCACGATGTCGAGGCATACATGCTCCTGGATGCATCGTCCCAGCGCGCCAAATCATGGTCTTGCGAACATTGCAAAAACATGGAGCTGAAAGACATCGACAATTGCCTCACGTGCTATTGGGCTTACCCTGAAAACTATCAACACATCGCACTCGAGCAAATCCGCCGTACGGATGTCTCATGGCAGGGTGACGATGTGGCGGTTCACGACATCATCAAATCCATCGCCGACAAGCAGGGGATTACCGTCAGGGACTTGCTGCTCCATCTCGCCCGTCAGAGAGCCAACTCACCCTGAAATGTCGGCTTTTTCTTTCTGATAATCCCATCGTGCGCTTCGCCGAGGTCAGGAGTGATATAGAGGCTCTCAACTGTTTCCTCGCTGCGCCCTACGAGGGTGGCCTGAGACGACTTGCCAGCATGTAGAAGCAAGCGCGTAAGTCCAAGGGTGTCTGGCAGCGGTGGGCCGTATTCTTTCCCACCGGTCATGCCGTCATACGACAGGGCGAACCTGATATTCCGCCTTCTCAAGTCCGCCAAACCGTCAATCAACCGATCTTGCGGCAGACCCTCCACATATCGCTTGTCCTTGCCGACAGTCGTGCCGAGGTATGGCGGGTCCATATAGATGAAATCTTCGGGTCCTGCGCCGCTGACAGTCTTTATCCAATCGCCCGAGACCACCTCTGTTTTGCCCTTGAGCAATACCGAGACACCCAAAATAGCTGAAGCCATTTTCTCGGGCTTCATCCCGAGACGGCGTTTATCTCTCGACTGCGTAAAGTTCCCCGACTTGGCGTTGAAGCGGATCGCATTCTTCACACAGCGGCAGATCAGATAGAGAAGCTCGACGGGATCGCGATCACTATTGTAACGCTCACGGACTGCGTTGAAATACCCTTCGTCCGAAGTGGTCTGACCGTGCCAGATTTCAGCATAGTGGTCGGCCGTTCCTTTTGGATTTTCGATGATCACGCGCCACAGGTCGGCGATGGGAGCGAGAACATCCCCAATTACATAATGCTTCGCCACCTTGTTGTGTGCAGCCCAGATCGTCATGGCGGCCGACCCTGCGAACGGCTCATACCACGTCACGATATCCTGAGGCACATAGGGAGCGATCATCGGCGCTAGTGACCGCTTCGATCCTTGGTAGGGAATTGGGTGGGGCAGCTTAGCCATGGCAATCCTCAACTTTCATCAACAGGCCTAAAGCCGCGTGGGTTTCAAGACAACCCGATTTCAGCGTCATCCCCGGATATCGACCCTACTCCTAATTCCTGCCGGCGAAATTTGAAGGGTGCAAATTTGGGGCACAATATCCCTCAAGCACCGCTTTTGGTGACAGGGAGAATTCAAATGGACAATACCGGACACCTCAACATCTATAACGCTGACGGCAAAAAGACCTTTGAAGGTTCGTCGTTCGCAGAGACAGGCGTTCTTTTCGAGGGAGAAAATCGCAAAGAGCGCCGCGCTCAGAAAGCCGAATATCGCAAGGTTCTCAAGGCGACGATCCGCGAGCTCGAAAATGAGCGCACATATATCATCGACAAGATTTGCAATCTCAAAATTGAATCGAAGGGTCGCCTAGTTGGTGATCGCATTTTCCGCCAGATCGAACTTTTTCAGGATCGCAAGGCTGAGATCGAAGACGAGATTATCAAGTTCAAAAATGATCGGCTCGAGGCCGCTGGGATGGTGGCAGCATGAGTGCCCGCGAGTTCGAAGGCGCACTGACTGATTTCCATGAAGGTCAGAAGATAAAATTGGTGAGGGATTTTGATCCCGAAATAAGGGACGAAGCGTCAACGGATGGCATCATTCTGCCAGTTTTGGGAGAACCCTACACGGTCAGGCGCATCGACTACGAAACTGACTTTGGCTCCATTATCTTTCTTGAAGAGATCGTCAATGAAGAGCGATTCTATCTCGATGCCTTCAAGGTCATGGAGCAGGGTTTCGATCCTGCTCGCTTTCAGGGAGTGCTGTCATGAGATCAGACCTCCTCGACATTGCTGGTGTCATCCACCACGAGACCGCGAAAGCGATCCTGTTCTCGGAGACGGACGACAAAGACCGTGCCGTATGGCTGCCAAAATCAGCCATCGAATATGAACCCGCCGCCAAACATGGATATCACATGGTCACGATGCCAGAGCGCCTGGCGCTTGATAAGGGGCTAATCTGATCGACACCAACGCACGAATCATAAGGCCTCCCACTGGTGATCAGTGGGAGGCCTTATCGCATTCAGAACCGGGGAAGCCATCGCACCGAGAATGCTTCGTAGGGGCGGTAGTAGGGGCGGCAACTCAAAACCCGCCAACAACCAAAACGACATACATCAATAATTACAGTGACTTAGACTGGTCGGAGTGAGAGGATTCGAACCTCCGACCCCGTCGTCCCGAACGACGTGCGCTACCAGGCTGCGCTACACTCCGTGACCAGTTTGTGGCTGGCCGTGACCAGCGGCTGGCTTATAGACCGGCACAATCGTCGCCACAAGCCCCCGGGCGATAGAAATCAGGACTTGGAGGCGTGATGGCGGCGGCGGGGCTTGAGCGCGGCGCGAATCAGGTTTCGTCGCCGGGCGGTGGCGGCTTGTCGGCGCCGTCGGTCGAGGGTGGCGCGGTGCCGACCTGACCGGAGAGGAAAAACCCCCAGCCGGTATAGGCCGTGAGCGCCAGGAAAAACAGCGTCCAGCCCTGGGAGCCGCCGAAATACTCGACAATCGTCCAGCCGGCCACCACGCAGAAGATCACGATCCGGCGGACCAGCGAGTTGAAGAACGGGTGGCTGAAATCGACCAAGGCCCAGCGCATGGGGTCACCTCTTGTTG